ATGTTACACAATCAACAAGTAGTACAACAGGTGCTCTTATTGTTGATGGCGGATTTGGTGTTGCAAAAGATGCATACTTTAATGGTACTATCAATGGTAACGGTAGCGGACTTACTAGTCTAAATGCAAGTAATATAGGATCAGGAACTGTTCCTAACGCACGTATTGATGGTACTTACAGTAACTTAACTGGTACTGGCGCACTTGGCGCAGGTAGTATTAGTAGCGGATTTGGTAATGTTAATATTGGTACAAGTACATTTACTGGTAACGGTAGTGGACTTACAAATGTAGATGCTACTACACTAGACGGTATCGATAGCGCAGCGTTCTTACGCAGCAATGCTAATGATACGTACACTGGGCTCATTACTGCAAACAGAAACAGCGATGAACAGTTTAGATTGTCAACACAAAGTTCAACTGGCAATCCGTACATGAGCTTCTACCAAGCAGGTACACGTAGAGCATATATCCAATATGTAAACGGCGGTGCGCTAAGACTGTACAATGATAGAACAGATGAATATGTTGACATCAACAGTGGTGTAAATGGTTTAACATATAGTGTAGGCGGAACTGCTTATAAGATTTGGCATGAGGGCAATGACGGTGCAGGCAGTGGACTAGCTGCTGATACCCTTGACGGTGTAAGCTCGGGTAGCTTCTTACGTAGCGATGCTAACGATAGTTTCAGTGGCACACTAACAGGTGCCGGTACTATTAACATCACTGGTAATATCACTGGTGCAACTATCAGTGGTGACGGCAGTGGACTAACAGGTGTTACAGCCGACAACGCCAACACACTGGATAGCTTGGATAGTACAGATTTCTTACGCAACAGTGCTACAGCACAAACTCAAAATATGTACATTAGAAATGGTTCGCCAACACTGTATTTGCGTGATACTAATCACAGAAGTAGTATGATTCATTGTAACAGTAACATTTGGTACATACTACGTGGTAACGGAAATGATAGTACAACATGGGAACAAACAAACAGTCGTTGGCCATTAGAAATCAACCTTGGTGATAACAATATGACCACAGGTGGTAGTATCAATGCACGTACTGAAATTACTGCTTACGGTTCAGATGAAAGACTAAAAGAAAACATCAAGCCAATTGAAAATGCACTTGAAAAATTAAAATCATTAGACGGTGTAACATACGATTGGATGGACAAAGTAGAAGAAGTTGGTTTCTTCCCAGAGCGTAGAAAAGATGAAGCAGGTGTTATTGCGCAGCAAGTACAAAAAGTACTACCACAAGCTGTTGCACCAGCACCGTTTGATAGAGACTATGTTGTAGGCGAAGATGGAGGCAAAACTACTGAAACATTCAGTATCAGTGGCGAAGATTACTTAACTGTTAAGTATGAAAAACTAGCTCCATTGTTTATTGAAGCAATCAAAGAACAAGATGCTAAATTAGAAGCACAAGCAGCAGAGATTGCAGAACTGAAGGAAATGGTGAAAAAACTTCTAGATAAATAGGGTATAGCCGGATTTATTCGGCTATATCACTTGACAACTTTAAATAGTGTGTTACAATAAAGTAATTAGGATATTAAATGGCACTACCATTAACAGGTGAAACGATAACAATGTCGGAAATTAGGAACTACTTCGGTGGTTCTTCAACACCGATTACTATGTCTGGCCTTGGTGCGTTTCTCGGAATTGCATCAGGAACAACTATTGCAATGAGTGCTACATTTGGTGGACAAGGAATATAAATAGGAGCACACTATGAAAAGTTTATACGAAGTTATTAATATTGACTTAGCAAATGACTATACAAAAACACGCAAAAAAGCCACTACCGAATCATTAGGGCTTGACGGCGAACTTTATGAAGAAGTTTACGAAGCAATTGACAACATGATTATTCCAGAAGACGATGAGAGACATCATTGGATTAATGTGATTGCACATAAAGCAGCAGCTGATTTGCTTACACTAGGAAAAGTACAGCCTGAAAATATGGTAGTAATGAGTTCGCTATCAGAAGAAGATTTTACCGAAGCAGTAACTATCGCAGTTAGAAAAGCAAGAGTACTAAACGATCAAACTGTTGCAGCAGAAGCAAATCTTAACGTAGATACTATTTCAGAAACTATTACTTAATGAAAATTGCAATATGTGTTGCGGCAAGAGATCTTGTCCATGCAGGATTTGCCTTGTCTTTAGCAAAGATAGCAAAAACAGTTGATTGCGAATTGTTACTTAATTTAGGTACTGTAATTCCTCAACAGCGTAATCAGCTGATAAAAGACGCACTTGAAAAACAGTGTTCTCATATTTTATGGCTAGACAGCGACATGCATCTTCCTGAAAGCACAGCATTGCAATTATTAAAACATGATAAAGAAATTGTAGCTGCCAGCTACAGTACAAGAATGCCGCCTTATCAAAGTGTAGCATTTACAGATTCTAACGATTTCTCTCTAAGACTAAATGAGTCAACAGGGCTGCACAAAGTTTGGGCAGTTGGTATGGGGTGTATGTTAGTAAATACAAAGGTATACGAATATCTAGATTGGCCATGGCATCAATATATCGAACACAAAGAATCACAGTCAATAATGGGTGAAGATATATACTTTTGTAAAAATGCAAACGATGCAGGGTTTGACATTTATATAGATGCAACATTAAGTAAAAATGTTGCACATTACGGAACTAAGAGTTTTAAATTATGAGAGCAGTTGACAGATTTGAACAACGAAGTAGAACAGTGTATAATGGACAAGATGTTTTAAAAAATCATTTTTTACACGGATATCCAAAGCACTACACCGATGATACAATGGATTATAGTATTGTTGAACAATATAAAGATTACGACTATGTTTGGATTATAGACAAACGTATTGAAACACTTAGAACGTTTCCGTGGCATTTTAAACCTACAAAACTTGGCGAATATAAATTTCCATATGTTTACAAACGCAGTAAAAGAATACTCAGTTGGGAAAAAGTTAAACTAGTACCAACAAAATCTTATACAGATGTTTTTGAACAAAAGCATATTTGTGCAAAGTATGATGTACTCGCAGGTAAAGCATCGTTTGATGTTTTCTACGGTGTAACATATGCAGAAGCACAAGAAAAAACTACAACTGATATGTTTTGGTTAGTTCCAGATGATGTTGAAGTAAGCGATTTTTTTAAATTTACATATATGCCCGACGATTGGAGCCAGAAGTATGTACATGTATTTCGCAACGGAGACAAAGAAAACAAAGATGGAATTATACTTGCTCCAAAAAATTATACACCAACTGATAATGAATTACTACACAGATTTTACGCAGAAAAAAAAGAAATTAGTATTCTAGCAAGTAGGCCAAAGCCTTTTCCTAAATATTCATTTAATACATACGAAGAATATACTAATGTTATTGACAATTTAGAAGTTGATATGTGTTGGTGGATACCCGATGATGTAGATGTAAATTCTGAATTTGAGTTTATGTACATACCTCATAGTAACCAATATGATAGGCACATAAATCATGTATTTTTAAATGGCGATAGCTATGATGGAGTTATGTTACTAAGCAAACATTGCAGAATTAGCGAACGTGAATTTAGACATCGATTTTTAGGGGTAAAAAAAGAACACGAGGTAGTAGCAAGTCTGCCAAAAAAGTTTGATACGTTTGTAGTAAATAACTATTCAGATTACAAACGTGCAATGAAGAATAGCAGAACAGAAATGTTCTGGAGTATTCCAGATGATGTAAAATTAACAAACAATTTAAATTTATATTTTTCGCATCACGACATATATAATAGAAATATTACGCATGTGTTTAAAAATAATAACACATATGACGGTGTAACATTATGTAGTAAAAATATAGAAATTACTAGAAAAGAAATTGAACACCGTTTTTATTCAGAAAAAAAAGAACACAACGTAATCTATAGTACTCCAAAAACATTTGATTATTTTGAAATAGAAACATACGAAGATTACTTAGAAGCTAAAGAAAATTCAACAACTGATATGTTTTGGATGAGTAGTCCGCAACTTAGAATATATCAAAAGTGTTTAGATGAATTTTATATTAGTCACCATAATATAATTGATCGAAATCAAACTCATGCATTTTTACATAGTTGTGATAACAAAATATGTTTCAATGGTGTTTTTCTTATACCTAAAAAAATTACACTTACCGAAAATGAAGTTTTACACAGGCATCCTGTAAACAGAAAAGAACACAGCACAGTGTTTAGTGTACCGGCGCCATATGATTATTTTCAAATTGATTCTTACGACGAATACTTATATGCACTTAAAAACTCTAAAACAGAAATGTTTTGGATGAGTAGTAGAAATATTAACACATTGTCTTTTGATTTTGATTTTGTTTTTCATCATACAGATACATATGACAGAAATATAAATCATGCATACTTGCATAAAATTGATGACAACGGAAGTTTGTTTAACGGATTGTTTTTATGTAGTAAGAATTGTATACTTACACAAAAAGAAGTTGAACACAGACACTTAGTAAAAGTGAAACAGCATAGTATAGTAGGTAGTACTCCAATTGTATATAATAAATTTGTTATTGACACTTATGACGACTACTTGTACGCACTTAAAAATTCTAAAACTGAAATGTTTTGGGGAGTTGGAAGTAACTTAAAAGACTATGAAGATTTTGACTTTGATTTGTATTTCCCTCACAACAACGATTATGACAGAACAACTAATCATACATTTTTAAATCAAGGATACGAGAATGTTGATTACAACGGTTATTTTCTGTTTAGTAAACACAAGCCCGTTACACAAAAAGAAATTGAACACAGACATATTGTAAATGCAAAAGAATGGGATATTGTAGCAAGCTCATACGGCGACTACGATATATGTTTTGTTGATACCTACGATGAATATTTAAAAGCAATGGACGAAAGTGTTACTGAACTCTTTTGGGCTGTAAGTCGCAATATTAATATTGATAACTATGATTTTGATTTAGCCTTTGATCATCACAATACATATGATAGATTTCAAAATCATACATTTATTCATAACGCAAAAGGTCAGCAAACACGCAACGGAGTATTTTTATTAAGTAAACATAAACCAATTACACAAAAAGAAATTGAACATAGACATTTAGTTGATGCTAAACATTGGGACATTGAAGCTAGTCAAGAATGCATTTATAACATGTTTCTTATTGAAACTTATAATGACTATCTCGACGCAATGGAAAACAGCGACACTGAAATGTTTTGGGGATATAGTAATAATATTGATATTTCAGAATTTGATGAAAGTGAATACTATTTTTCTCATGATAATTTTTATGATCGAAATATTAATCATACATTTATACATTTAGTTGATGATTTTGAACTAAGAAATGGTATGTTTTTGTTTAGTAAACATGCACCAGTAACCGAAAAAGAAATTGAACATAGACATTTAGTAAAAGCAAAGCATTGGGATAATGTTGCAAGTTTTCCTATAAACTATCAAAAGTTTGTTATAAACAATTATAATGATTACTTACATGCAATGCAAAATTCAAAAACTGAAATGTTCTGGGCAATACCTAGTGATGTTGAAGTTGATATTAATTTTGAATTTGATTTGTACTTTACACACGATAATACCTACGATAGAAATATTACACATATTTTTAAAAATGGAGAACACTGGGACGGAGTTGCATTGTTTTCAACACATTCTCCTGTGACAGAGCAAGAAATTAATCACCGTTGGTATGCTCATAGAAAAGAACACGACATTATTGTAAGCCATCCTAAGCCGTTTCCAATTTACAATATTGAAACTTATGATGATTATCTTAATGCATACGACACGTCTCCTTCAGAAATGTTCTGGGCAACAACACCAAACATTAAAATTAACGAAGACTTTGATTTGAGTTTATATTATAGTAGACACAACAGTTATGATAGAACAATAAATCATACATTTATACACAGAGTAGACGGCAACGATTATCATAACGGTTTATTCTTATGCACTAGACACAATCCGTTAACTGAAAAAGAAATTGAACACAGATTAATTGCACGTCGAAAAGAACATGATATTATTGCTAGTGGTCCTGTACAATACGAAAAGTTTGTTATTAACACATACAAAGATTATGAAAATGCTCTGAAGAAATCTACAACAGAAATGTTTTGGATGATTCCACCAGAAGTAAACGTAAGCGACGATTTTGAATTTGATTTATATTTTACACATAATCAATGGTTTGAAAGAGAAACAAATCATGTGTTTTTAAATGGTAATGCTAGAGATGGAATAAGTCTAATTAGTAAAGCTAGTCCAGTTACACAGCGTGAAATTGATATGCGTTTCTTAACCAATAAAAAAGAGTACAATATAGTTGCAAGCACGCCTACATTTTATGATATTGTGTTTATTAGCAAAGACGAAGAACATGCAGATAATAATTATAAGTTACTAACTGATAGATTTCCTCTTGCAAAACGTGTGCATGGAGTTGAAGGTATTCATGCTGCACATATCGAAGCTGCAAAGTTGTGTAAAACTGATATGATTTGGATTGTTGATGCTGATGCCGAAATAGTAGAAAACTTTAACTTTGATTATTACGTGCCGGCATACGATCCTGATAGTAGAAAAACTGTACATGTATGGAAATCACAAAATCCAGTAAACGGATTGATATACGGATACGGTGCTGTAAAATTACTTCCAAGAGAACTTACATTAAATATGGATACTAGCAAACCAGATATGACAACTAGTATTAGTCCACTGTTTAAAACAATTAATCGTATTAGTAATATTACTAAATTTAATACAGATGAATTTAGTACATGGCGTAGTGCGTTTAGAGAATGTGTAAAACTTGCCTCAAGAGCAATTGATGGGCAGTTAGACGAAGAAACAGAATTTAGATTAAATGCATGGTGTACTAGAGGCAAAGACAAACAGTTCGGCGATGCAGCGATTAACGGTGCTAATCACGGCAAAAAATACGGAGAATCTAATAGAGGCAAATTAGAAGCTCTAGTAAAAATTAATGACTTTAATTGGCTACGCAATGAATTTGATAAGTTCAAAAATAGTTTGTAATTTTTGTTGATTAGTTTTGCTACGAAGTGTATTTGCTAATCCGTTATGAAGAGGTTTGGGCCATTTACTAAAAGTTGCCCAGGCATAGCCGTCGTGCTCATCATTTAATTTTGGAATAAATTCTTCTTTGATTACACACAAATATGTATGAAAATTAAAAGTATCATCGTTACTAACAAATGTTTCTAATGGAATAAGTTTTACAATATCAGGCACATGTCCAATTTCTTCAGCTACTTCTCTTTGTAGCCCTTCCCACGGTGTTTCTTGCTTTTCGTTTTTTCCGCCAACTAAACCCCAAACGTTTTTATTCTTACTTTGTATTCTATGTAAGAATAAAAATCGATTAGTATCTAATGTATAGAATAGCGCACCGCTACATATAATCTTGCTCATACATATAATTATGCGTCAAGTAGTATTAGCCATGTACCATGTGAATATTCGCCTTCGTAGGCCTTAATCCAATCTGTGCCAGTCCACGTATAAATTACACCTGTTGCTAAGTTCTTCTGATTAATACCGTTTGTACTGTCAGTTGAATCAATTACAGTTTGCCAAGCAGAGCCGTCCCATTCAATAACATCGTTAGCATTTGCTACAAAATCAGTTCCGTCGTTGTTCTTCCAAGCATCGGGTCCGTCATATGCATAGTTATAAGGAGTATCGCCAACACTGCCGCCAACGTTTTCACTAGTATTAATTGGATCAAGCAAAAGTATTCTAAATCCAGCTACTTTATCGTCTGTTGGATTGTAATTCTGTGGCTCAACAATTTTGTCAAAACTTGTATAACTATTACTGTTACGAGCAGGCCCTTCAACAACATCGCCTGTTGGTAGTGTGTCGCTATCCCATGTTATTGTTAATTGTGTTTGGTCCATAGGATTTAATGTAATTTGTCCTACAATAAAACTACCCAGTTCGGTTCTTAAACGTATTTGACTTAAACCAGCAGTGTACGTTCCAGGATATGATTCGATAACAGTTTGCCAATTGGTTGTTCCTACTTCTCGTTTGTCTACAAGTCTTGCTATATTACCTGTAATGTATACTCCGTAGTTTTGATAAGTGGCAGACAATGTTCCTCTTGAATTAATATTAGCTGTGATATCAGTTTTTGTTTCTGGATCACTATTTACAGTAGTTTTTTTAGTTAACGGAACTGGCGTATCAGCATATGCACTAAGTTCTGGCACTGTATCGCCTAAGTCAACAGTTCCTCGTGTTTCATCAAATATATTAGCAACAACTTGTGTAATAACACCAAGTTT